ACTCCTTCGCCCAGGCATAGCCGCGGGCTTCCATTTTCGTTTTGGTGGACTTGGCGCGCTCGATGATGGTCGGCGCCAGGGGCTTGCCGTCTGCATCAACCAGCACCTCGACCTGACTGCATTTGCAGTTGATCGAGTTGGCGCCGTCGCTGTACCAATCGCGCACCTCGTCGGAGGTGTAGAGCCTGGCGTGCCGCGCCGCATGGCTTTCGCGGGTCGTCGGGCTCAGTGCCGAGTAGTGCATCAGCTTCGTGCGCAGCCCGTACCGCTCGGCCGCCTCGTCCGATTCATCCCATCGAGCGCGGCGCAAGGCCATGGTGATTTCGGTCCTGGCGATCCTGTTCGCTCTCCGCGCCTCGATGCCGGCCTGCTCAGCCAACGCCTTGGCGACCACGCGCGGGCTTTGCCCGCGGCCAATGCCATCGGTGAGGATCCGCGCCATGTCGGCCTTGACCGTGCCGGACAGGCCTTGCATTTCCTCGTATTCGCGAGCCGCAATCAGGGCAACACGCCGCCGGTATGGATCGGACCGCAGGATGTTGGCCAGCGAGTCTTGGCCTGCCTTGTACGCGGCAGACTGCTGCGCCAGGTTGGCGAACGTCTGCGCCGTGCCGCGCTGGTATGCCGCCAGGACATAGGCCGAGAAGAACCACACACCCAGCTCGCCGCCTTCCAGAAGCTGCGCGTCCGTCTCCCTGGCTGCATCGCCCAGCACCAAAGCCAGAATCGCCTGATCCAGGCGGTAGGCGTAGCGCTTGTTGACCGCCAGCTCGGCCGGGATTCGCCCCAAGGCCGCGACGTAGGCGTCCCGAACCTTGCGCATGCGCCGCCCGAATTCGAGCATGGCGCCACGCTCTACCCGGTCAACGCCGGTCGGGTCGGCCAGGCTCGCCGGAAGGATCGGTGCACGGGCCATCAGTGGACTGCCTGCGCAATGCGCGCAACGCTCAGCTCGGTATCCAGCACGCAGCAGGCATTGCAGACTGTGCGCCCATCTTCCAACTGCCAGCCGTCACCTGGGCCTTCATCGCGGCCTATCAGCCCGCCGCAATCTGCGCAACGCGGCTCATGCTCTTTCCGCCCCGGAATCGCCTGGCACATCGTCATCATCCTCATCGGGCAGCGGGTCTGGCTTTTCTTCCGGCTCGAAACCGGCGGTCTCGCGGATCTCCTCGGCGCTGAACACCTGCTCTCCGCTGGCCAGGGCCGCCGTGTTGATCTCGGCCATGATCTTGGCCTCGCCCAGCCTGTCGGCCTGCGTCGCGCTGGTCAGGTCATCCCAGATCGCAGTGAGCTCGGCCTTTCGGTCAACCACACCGATGCGCATCAGGTGCGCCACGAAGTCGCTGATCTCGTAGGTCAGCTCGCCGCGACGGGACTGGCAACGCGCGTTGAAATACTTCTGGTCTTCGCTGCTGGCCCGCTCGCCGGTCTGCATCCCCACCAGGATCTTGCTGGGGATGTCCAGGGCGGCGGAAACCGTCTGCAGGTTGATGTCGTAGGTCGGGCGCGGGTCCGGGACGTTCGATACCAAGGCGGAAGTGGTCGCGCCCTGGGTGATCAGCATCAGATCGTTGCCGCGATTGACCTCGCGCGCCGCGTCGTTGAATTTCTGCTGAAGCTGGTCGACGCTGACGCCGTACATGCTGGCGATGGCATTCAGGTCAACTTCCTTGTCGAAGTTGACCCCCAACTGGCGGGCCGCGTTCTTGAGGAACGATTCGCCGCTGCCGCCCTCAACCTTCTCCAGGCTGACGAAGGCGTTATAGGCCGGCTCTAGGAACCCAATCGCGTCTCCCGAGTAGTCGCCCAGGATGAACACGCGGTCCGGGTGAATGGTGCGCCGGCTCACGTTGCCGCTGGCCAGCGTCTCGGTGTACTGCCACATCTTCGGCTCGCCGTAGCGTTCCGACCTCGGATCAGTGTCGAACTCCTGGATGGTCAAGCTGCCAGCCCAGGCAGGAATCACCTTGGCCAGCGCCTTGGCGCCGGAGGTTGCCGGCTGATCCCAGGCGCGGCTGTCGCGCAACTGCAGCAGCAGGCCAGCATATCGACCGACCAGGCGGCGCTTGTCGGCCTCCGCAAACGCCCTCCAGAGGCGTACCCGGGCAAAGACCAGCTTGATGGCCTTTTCCCACGCAGTCAGCTCCTTGGCGCGGTCCTGTTCCTCGCCCTCGATGACCTGCGGCGGCGTCTTCCAGCAAGTGCCGATCAACTTGTTGACCGCACCGTGGGCCAGGCCGCCGCGCCGGTACAGGCCGGCGAAGTCCTCGAACGTGATTTCCTGCGGGAACCCATATTCGCACCAGGCCTGCGGGCGCTTGCTGTCGATGCCTGCCAGCGGGTTTGCTGCACGCATGCGGGCGCGCGAAATCGCGTCGCCAATCGCGTGATTGACGGCGAGCGTCAGGTTGTCAGCCATCGTGAGGTTCCGCCTTGAGGATCAGGCCCCGCTTATCGTCAGGGCGTATCAGTTCGACCGTGGATTGCGCCGGGTCGCGCCAGAGCATCGTGCCCTCGGCGCCGGCATGTTCTGCTGCCACGTCGCGGGCGCAGGATATGCAGCGGGCGCGCACGATCATGGCCAACCCGGAGTTGGCCGTCAGCTTGAAGATGGACATCTACCGCGCTCCGGGAAGGAGGATGCCGACCGCACCCTTGCGCTTGATCAGCGGGGCCAGGGCGTAGCGGATTGCGTCCATGTAGTGGTTGTTCGCATCAACGATGTCGGTCAGGACATCGCCTGTCAGGCGGTCGACCTTGTAGCTGTAGAGTCGCGCCTCTTTCAGCACGCCAGCGCAGCGCGTGTGAATGACGATCTCCTTGTAGCTGCGCAGGTGACTGATTCCGTCCTCTACGCTGCCTTTCCACTTCTCGACGCCAGCCAGGCGTGGCAGACATGGGCGCTTTCCGTCGCGCCCCTTGCTCTTCACGTGACTGATCGTCTCGGGCCGCGCGGAGTCGGCCCGGACTGCGTGTTGCTCGATGCCGGGGAGTCGCTGAATCATGAACGACGCGATGTCGTCATTCTCCAGTCCGACCTTGCCAGCCTCATACTCGACCCAGAGGCGCCCCTCGTGTATCCAGCATTTCACGCCGGCAGTCGGGTCTTGCGAGAAGCCCCAGTCAATGCCGTAGTAGGGGCCGTCCCATCCAGGCTGCGGCTCGAACTCCGCAACCCGATACTTACCAGATAGCACCTGCGCGTCGCTGTTCTCTCGGTAGGCGCCTTCCCAGATCCAGGCGTATGTCTGGTCGTCCAGCCGGTCTCGGTCGCTCAGGCGCTCTTGATCGAGCACATCAGGGAACCATGGGTTGTCGGCGTAGTTCAGCTCGACAACCTTCGCCTCTGACGGCGCGTCCTTTCGAAATCGCTTGTCAGTGGGGCTTCCGTCTTTCTCCGGGTTCCACGTCACCCATACCTCGGAACCGCCCTCTCGAACAGTCGGCAGCAGCTTCTGCCACGCGACCTCTGAAACTGTTTCGGCCTCATCGACCCATGCGATCAGGATGCGCGCCTTTGACTTGATGCTGTCGAGGTTATGGCGCAGGCCGGCGAACCCGTACCAGACGCGACGATTCTTCGTGCGAATGTACCGCTCGCCAATGTCGAAATAGTCATTCAGCCACGGGACGGACCGAATAGCCTGCTTGATTTCCTCCATCGAGGAATCTTCCAGGCTGTTCATGAACTCCCGCAGGCCGAGAATCACCCCGGATACGCCGGCCTCTGCGAACATGTAGGCGCGCACGGCAGACATCAGCGCGAAGCTGCGGGTCTTCGCCGAGCCGCGACCGCCGTATGCGCCACGGTACCGCGCATTGCCCGAGAAGACAGGGATCAGCTTTGGCGGCAGCTCAATTCTTGCCTTGGACATCAGGGGCCACCAATTCGATAACGGTCGGCGCCACAGAGATCGGGGCCCCATTGGGGCCGGACAGTTCATGTTGGTGCTTGTTGGTGTAAGTGCCGCCAGTTTCCTTTGCGGCCTGCTCCAGCAATTGAGCCGCCAGCGCCATGTTCTTCATGGCCTCCGCCTTGGATGCCATCCGATCCAGCATGCGCAGCCGATATGCACGGTTGGCAATCGGTATTTCGGCCGTGTCCTCTCGAAAGCGCCTGCGGGTGTCATCGAACAAGATCCGCCATTTCGCTGCCAGGTTCACCCCTGCGCGCTTGGTGGGATCGTGCTGCTCGACCTGCTGACGAGTAACGTCGATGTTGAATTCTTGCTTGACGGCCTGTGAGACCTGGGTCGGCGTGTCGAAACAGGCCAACGCCTGAACGATGAATGTCTTCACCTCGTTATTCAGGGCTGCCATAGATAGGTTTCCGTCTCATGACCGTCTCATTTCAGGCCGACTTGAGCAGACAGGTTCCGCAGGCCCTCGCAATGTTGATCTTTGCCACCTCGGGCGGCTGGGATGCAGCCTCAACCAGAGCGCGGACTTCTTGGCTCGCCCCGTAGCGACGCACTACCCCGACGAACTCTTCCACGTCGTGAGCGCGCATCTGCAGCTTGGGCAGGCCTTCTTGGGTGAACTTGGGTGCGCCGAA